CTATACAAATGATTAGTGTCTTCTAATCCGTCAATACTAAAAACAACATAGGCGTTTTTACCCAATACCTTTGCCAAGTTAGCCCACCATTCTGGCTTTTTAGCACTGCCGTTAGTGTACATTGTTAAATTCATTTTAGCGTTATGCTGTCTAAAATATTCAAACACTTCCAATGTATCTTTAGCAGCGACTGGGTCACCAAAGTTGCCACACATATACAATCTATCTAATTGTGCAATAAACTCTGGTTTAAAAATAGTTTTGCAATCTTCTAAACTTAGCTCGTTATCTTTAAGATGTGGATTATCTTCACCGCCGTTAATATTCCTAGCACACATTGGGCAAGATGCATTACAAGCTTCTGTAATTTCTAAATGAACAGTTTTTAATTCGTTATATCTATACATTACGTATCCATTAATAATCTTATATCTTTACCAGGTCCCGCTTTACTGGGCATATCACCGTGCTGTTGAACATACCACTGTATAACTGCTTTATACCAATTTTGACTATTGTGATGTGCTTCTTTATTAAACTTATGAATATTGTTATTTGTTGCCGCAAATGTGGACAAGGCTCTTGCTGCCTCTACTTGTAACGTTCTCAAATCCAATTCATCTAAGTCTATCATGGTCTTCCAATAAGCATATAACGCTTATACCCTGTTAATTGTAACACACCTTCATACAAAAGTCTAGTCATTGGAAACTTTTTCTTCATTTCTCCCATGCTGTGTATTGAATTGATATGATCTTCAACTTCATGTAAGTTATTACTTTGAATGACAAATAATGGGTCCGTTTCTAAAGGTCGATTAACAAACTTATGATACCAATCTTCGTGAAAATGTTCTGCGCTAGTATTCACAATTAAATCAGGCGTAGTTTTTTCGTTAATTTCTTGACCAGTAGTGTAATTTTTTATTTTATACTGACAACCTGTTCGATATAGCCAGCTCATATCTGTTAAGTCTAATTCTACAGACTTAACTTGATAGTTATTAATAAAATCTATATTAAAAATCTTATCACTAATTTCACATGCATTAGGATCAATATCAACAATTCTCATCTTATCATAAGAGATGTTGGCTATATCAAAAAACTTACGTAATTGTCCGTACCAGCCAGCTAATAAAAATACAACTTTAAAATCTTTTTGTATTTTTGCCAACTCTGTAACTAGCCAAATTTTACTTTGTACTTGGCCCCTGCTAAATGCGTCTTGTAATGCAACTGGATTGTGCCCTTCTCTATAATACTTGTGGAATGTATCTAAAATTTCATTAGGAGCATATTTACGCAGTGTATTAATAAACTCAACTATCCCAGCACCGTCATTAAATTTTATAATAGGATTATCTGCATAAATCATATGCATTAGAAAATCTACATATTTTTTTGACTCTTGATCATTGGCAAACGCAAAATAGTCTTCTAATCCGTGTAGCCAACTAATATTATCAGTATTATTTTCCATTACATCCCTTATTAAATTGTTCAGCTAGCCAATCAAAGTCATTGATTAATTTTAATGCTGTCATGTCGCCTTTATTTGCAATACCGTATCTGGTTCCTGCCTTTGCGCCGGCTAATGCATATTTTCCATATGGTTTGTCTGCGCCCACTGTACACCACGCCTGTAATCTAACATCAGTTTCTTCTGATTTTTGTCTATCAATTACTTTACTAGATAATTTAACGCATTCTCTAAACGCACTTTTCCAAGTATTAAACTCATCAGTATTGAATACTGTGATATTACTAATTACAGGGACTGCTTTAAAATGTCTGCTAATGCTAGTTGTCATGTCAGGTTTGCTAGTATCCATGTTAATAGTTTGTAATCTTGGCAATAATTTAACTCCACCATTACCATATTCTAAATGATTTACAGGATTTAAACTCCTCCATACGTGTACTGTTTCTAATCCACGAGGCTCTAGTTTGTAATCAAAATCAAAACTATCTAATACTTCTGCATCGCCGTCAACAACCCATATCATATCTGTAAAACACTTTTTGGCTCCTGTAATGTGTGCATTGTGTATACCCTTAACACCATGTACACGTTTTGCCATAGGAAAGCGGCGCTTTAATTTAAGCCAATTTGATTCTGCATTGGGTTCATTGTAGCTGATAAACACGATATCAAACATTATTTCTCACTATAGACTTGTTTGGCATCCTAGGGGGATTGACGTACATAGACTTAAACAATTTGCTTTGTTCAGCAGTAAACATATCAGCCATCTCTAGTTGCAATTCATGGGCAAGAGTTTCTCCAATGCCCATGATTTCATAGGGAAGCATTTTGTCTGTTATTTTACTTTCATTGTTTTCCCAATAATTGTTTAACCATTTAAAATCTCTAACATTGATGTAATCCCAATCAGTACAGTTAGTCATATAACAGCCCTGTCTTGCTCCGTAAATTGCCCAGATACCATTTGGAACATCTGCGCCAATATGCATCCATACCATCAAACGTTGAAAATTTTTCCAATGGACTTGTTTAACAATTTCTGTTGCCTTTGAACCTTCAAGTAATCCCATTTTTACACCTTCACGGAACCCAGCACGCCATGCTTGCTGAGGACTTGCATTGTTATACACATCACTCATACATTCAGCCATTTGAATGTAGTTGATATCCCAACAAAAATCAACTTGTGTTCTAGCATTATGGCTTTCCGCGGCTTCGTGAGTTTTCATATCTAATACCAACTGCGTTGGCCAGCACTTGATTCCTCCATTACCATATATTAAACCATTGATAATGTTCTGAGCACCCCAACTGATGACGCTTTTATCAAGATCAACGTCATCCTTAAACTCAATTTCTTGATGTAAAAATTCAGGACGTACAATATTATCACCGTCAATTACAATTAATCTTGGTGTACTACACATTTTTGCGCAAGCCTTATGAGCTGCATCACTTCCTTCAACTCCATGCACACGTTTTGCCCAAGGTACCTTAGTTAATAAGTCTGCATAATTTTTTTCTGCGTTAGGTTCGTCATAACTTAGATATACAATATCGCAATCAATTATTTTCAATATACTCATACTAGTAATAGTCCATAAGATTTAAAATATCCAAATGTTGAAATGTTATAAGCATCTATATCAATTTCAAACTTAGATTTAAAGTTTAAAACTTTGCCATCTAAAATATCTGATGTCTGTACACTTATCACTTTATAGAGATAATGAGGATCTTTAATTGCAGTTAAGTAAAAATAAAATACCGTAGATGGATTAATCTTAGATAATTCTACTTTAGCCGCGTCTGTTAGGAGAACTTCCCAGCATTTTTGTTCTTTGTTATGAACAATTGTGCAATCTGCCTGCCTTTCTTCAGTTACTCTAGGTATTTCGTAAATTAATGCACTGGAAATTTTAGTTGTTTCATCTTTAATTTGCAATGCAGTGTCAAATTTAAAATATTCAATGTTATATCGACAGTAATCTTTTTTACCGCTTAAAAAATCAACCAGTCTTGCTTTAGGAACTTCCAAATACAGGCCATCACTTTTAAGATTTGATATACCAGTAATAGTTCCAGAATCATCATGCCAAACGTACATTGTACTAGGTATTGCTGAAACAGACTCTGCTTCAAGAATTTCTTTTAAAGTAAGTGTATCCATATTAATATCTCATTGTGTTAATAATGTTGTTTGTTAAAAAGTCATCTTCGGTATAGTGGAACACACCAGTTTGTAAAAAATTGCCAACTTTCAATTTGTTATCAATACTATAACTAACTCCAACTTGTGCGATCCACGAAGATGTCGCTTTCGTCCATCCTTGAATGTGCGGTTTCATATGCGTAAATGTTGGGCAAGCATTAGATGTCATTTCGTCTTCCGTTCCCATAAACATCAACGCTAAGGCTGCGTTCACATCCATACTACAAAATTTTTGTTTTGCGTTTGGTAAAAATTTATCATAAAAATCTTGATAATTTTTAGTAATAACTTCTAACCACTTGTAAAATTCATATCCTTGGAGTGATTTTTTGAAATAATGTATGCCAGTATACACACTTGGTAGACTATTAGATGTAAAAGTTTTTCTATAATAGTCGTTGGTTATAGGTCTACCTTTATAATCATTTACTCGACTAGTGAGGCATATTGTTTTATTTTTAAAGTAATCCCACCAATGATCATTAGACGTTAATACTAACATATCAGTATCGTAAATAAGATTTTCTTTAAAAGGTGTTATGTGGGCAATTTTCCACCTATTTTCAATTTTCCAAGATGCATCTTTAGCATCGTCTCCCCAAGGAATAGCAAGTATGTGATCAAATGCATGTCTGTATTCATCAGGAACTGAGTCATTTGTTATTAGACAAGTTTGATTGTGTAATTTATTATGCAATTTGATTGACAATGCAAGTGCATAGGCTTGTGTAACGTAACTTACATTTGAATTTTGTGCTAGGAATACATGCCCTTTAGACATTTCTTATAACCCTTAGTAAACTTTTTTTATTCATAACATGTACATCAAGCGACTGGGTGCTAAGTGCAGTATATTGATTAGTTGTGTTTTGTTTATTGACTAAAAATACCATTCGATTGTTGGTAGCTTCAACAAGGATATCCCGATCAATAATATAACTTAATTTATTAGCAAATGGCGCGGCAAAAGTACCATCAGTAAAACCATTCATCATATGTATTGCTATACTAAATGCAATATCGTTTCGATATCTTGTGCTAGGCAATCTGTATACCTTAGCATAGTATGACCAGTTCTCTTTAACGTGCTCAATTAAAGTAAAAAAGTGATTATTTGTTGGTGTCTTTTTAAAAAAGAACACTGTTGCCCAGTAAAATGGAATACTAAATTCATTAATATAATCAAACTCACTAGTATCCCTCCACAATGCTAAGTCATTGTATTGATCATATATTAAAAATTCATTTGGCTGATCCCAACAATAGGATAGGAACGGAGAATTAATTATAAAGTCACTGTCAATAACTAATGTTTCATCATACGGGCTTAACTCAAAACAATTGGCCCTATTAGAATTTTTCCAGATTAGGTTAGTATGCGTGTCTGCGCCATCATAAAACTTTTTAATTTGACCTGTGCCATCTGTTGTCTCAATGACTTTATCAAATATATCAGCATCAGCTTTATGTACGGTATATAAACAATCAGAACTGTCAGTTACTAGACTAACAGGCTTGTCTAAAAACTGTTTTACTCGCTTGGCTGCATAAATTGCTATCTCTACATAGTCAATTTCTGAATTGTTAAAAGCAAATATCAGTACGCCCTGTGTCATAAGTCCAGTAAACTCTCAACAGATCTGCTATCTTTAATTTTTTGATACTGTGTTTGATAACTGTTAGTCGCAGATGCGTACATAGATAGCATTGTATCTAAAAATACTTTGAGGTCTGGGATATCTACTGGAAGATTATTGTCGTCAATTAAGACTGAATCAGTGTGACCAAGATCAATTAGTGTTTTAGTAAAATTGATTAATTCTCGGCTGACTTTGAATGTTGCGCCGTTGAAAAAGTATACGCAATTTTGTTGAAATTCTTCGTGAAGAACCTTTTTTTGATTAGCTAACGTTGTCATAAAGTTAGCAATTTCAAAGGCTTTGAGTAGTTTGTCGTCCATTCGGACCTCCTGAACAATAATTATACTATCTTATAA